TGCAATTGAAAATTCGTCACATAATTATGAAGCCATAACCGCAGCATTAGGTGATAAAAAACATTCTATTATGAATATATCAAATCAAAAGTTTGTTGGTCAAAAATACTTGCCGGAAGAAAATATGCTAACACTTGATGTAATTCGGGGAACAACCAAAACTAAACAACGCTTAACTCAATTAACCAGACCTGATAAATTACATATTAATTCATTTTTGGTTATGCCTGATACAGTAATTAATTATTCAAGGGTTTCACTTCCAGGAACAAATATTATGAATAGAGCAAACTTATCAAGTCAAAAGTTTGAAACATGGAAGGTTTTAAATAACCGTACTCGTAATTTATTTAATGTGTTTGTTAATCCAACTGAAAATAATACTATTAAATCCTATTTTATACCAACAACCCCATTAGGTTCCCCAACTAATTCATCGCCTGATAAAATTACTGAAGTCGATAATATTAATAGTTCTTTTTATTCTAATCAGTTTAGTTCAAAATCAAAGTATGATATCACAAATATTACTCATTTAAATAATACTGAAATATCTTATTCAGACTTAACTAAAAATATAATGCCACCAATATTAAAAATATTTGATACTCTCAAGCCTGAATTGTATAATGTATTATCATTTGAAGAAATCGTACAGTATTTTGAACCATACTTAGTATACACAAATAATTTTACTCATAATGATAGGCATGAAATTAATCAGTTTATTAAGTCAAATATTGATAATTACGAACAAGACCTAAATAATAATAAATCTTATTGGCAATCCAAAATAGACAACAATATTCAAGGTAACTTGTCTAATTCACTAATTTATGATATTCGCCGAATATCTAACAAATACACAATTCAGGATAACAACGTTAATTATGAACCCGCCAGTGATAACATCCCAAATCTTTCGGATATTTTAGCCGTTTCTGTAGATGATATTAAAAAAATTTATTCAACACATGACCGGCCGAATAATATGATTACCACATCAGAATTTTTATCTAACGCATATAACCATGATGGTGCGTATGGACTAACAACTATAATTAAAATGGATACTCTTAATAATACGGGTCCTTCAACTCTAAGTGAATATATTGAACAAGAATCATCTTCTCTTAAGTCTCAATTGTCTGAAATAGAATCAAACGAACAAACAAATACATGTGCAAACGTACTTGCAAATATTACAGCTCCAACTATTCATAAATTATACCCATCTTTAGATTCTTTATTAAAAGATAACCAAAAATCAAGTGAAATATATGCTGATGCTGAATATGATACAACACCGTATCATTTATTGGGAGATGTGAACCCAAGTCCCGATGATTATGCAACATTAACAAGTGAGCTTGCAAGTAAGCATACTAATTTAACAAATCAAGATATTGAAAAATTGGTTAATGATGGAATTGTTAAGTACACACTAATTAATATGCTTATGAAAAAATATCAAATTACTCGTCCAGACGCTTATAACATGGCAACGCATATTTTAGCAGGTAGACGAGTAATTGATGATGGAGACTATGCCGGAATCGGAGAAAGCTCTTTAAGCATACATTCATTGTTTCAAAGACAAAATGGCGTATGGGTTGATAAAAATTCAAATAATCAATTTGGAAATAATAACTCAATAAATATTGACCCATTAGTAAAGTGCAACTTAACGCCAAATTGTGTTTCAACAACTCCAGATACATGCCGTAATATAGATGCTCGCATAGTAGAACATCAACAACATGCAATATCAAATATTTATGAAACGTTTAAATCTGATTTTAATACAAATAAAACAATTCAGCTTGGTGAGTTAAAGCAAGCACATGAGAGAAATAAACAAATTCAAAATAAACTACAATTTATTCATGGTCATGTTGACCTTTTAGCAAATAATAAATATTATAATTTTGGACATTCATTTACTCAAAATGATACAGCAATAATATCTCCAGCAAGTCATGTATTATCTGTCATTATGAAACAACAAAACTTAAGAAAACTTCAAACAGATATTGTTCGTTTTGTTACAAAATTTACACGCCCATATTCTCCTAACACTGAAAATAAACAGCCAAATCAATCTAATTTAACACATGAATCGCCATTTTGGCTTTACTGTAAACAAACAGGACAACCATTACTTCCGGTATTTAAATATGACTTGGCAAATGTATTTATTACAAACGAAACTCAATATCCATCCGCTGTGCTAAAAGCAATTAATACGCATGGAGTATTAAGCGATGATGGTGATATGTGGATTGATAAAAATACTGGAATGGCAATTCGTTCAATTGATTTTGACACAAGTGAGGGATTTGACGATGCTGGATTTAAAATTACTACACGAAATATACTTGATACATCAGATGACACCATAACTTCAACTTCATTAGACGTACTACCAATGACGGCAACCTTTATAATGATTAAACATATAGTAACCGCATTTACATCATTAATGGGTATTTCGTTTGACATAAAACAGTTAAATTTTATACTTCGTTCATGTACACGTGTTGTTGATCATAATATGGGGCTATTAACTGGGTCAGAAAAAGAATATATGGCAGTTGCTAAAAAACGACTTGAAAAGGGAATAAAAATGCCGTCCTATATATTTATTTATCATAAACAAATTATATATACAATTGTAGGATTGATTTTAATAATAGTTCAGACCAGTATACCATCTATTAAACGACTTAAAACAGTTCCTGGGTGTATTCAATCATTTACTGGGTACCCGTTAGACCAAAACATTTTATCACAAGAAGGAATAACATATATTGCATGCATTCTTAAAAAGCTTAGGTCAAGGCTTGAGCCATGGAATAGTATTCATAAACAACTGCCTGATATTATAACAAATATAATTACCACATTACAGCCAGAAAATAAAAATCATATGGGTATTTTAAATGTTCCTGAAGTAACAAGTCTTTTAGAGTTAAAGCGCCAATATACCAAATCAATTGAAGTCCAATCCCATGAACAAAATAGTATTAATAATGATACAATTAATGAAGAATATACATCCGAAACTGAACAATTACATAATTCAAACAGTATGTTTTTACCTCCTCAGATACCATTTCAATTGGGTAAAATAGACCCACTTCAAGCATCTGATAAAAATAAATTATTAAAGGATTTAAAAGATGGATTAAGAGACCAAACCGAAAGTATTTTGGAAGCTAAATCCAAATTATTTAAGTTTTCTCTCAAATTACAAGAAGTTGTTGAAAAAATAATTAAAACAGAGAGTGATGATGCTTTATTAATTAAAAAAATAAATGGTGAATTATACTTGGAAAACGCGTGTTGTGTTCCAACCGAAGGAGAGAAATCAGTTATTCAATATTTTAAAAACAAAGACCCCGAATTTGGTAATATTTTGGAATCTATTCATTCAATTGAGAGTCTTATACAAAACATTAATAAAATATCAAAGGGTTCAACTCTTATTACAACAGGCGATACTCGACGTAAATTTTTAACAAATATTCCAGAAAGAACAACAACAACAATTAATACTGGTATTATCCAACTGTGTAAAATTGGCATTAGTAAAGACCCTCCAATGTCTATAAAACAATACTGTCAATCAGCATTGGATGTTTCAAAAAAGACATCGTCTTCATCACTTGAAGAATTATTAGAATTATTTCATAATGAATCTGTAGTATATACACCCGACCAGTTTGCTCATATTTTACAAATTGTTCATAGTTATAATTCCATCAATCTTAAGATTTCGTATAATATTCCCAAGCCTTATACTTTATTTAATACGGAACTTGACAAAATTGACAATTACAACATAGATGACATAAATAATACATCTGAACCAACCCAAATATATAACGAATCTAAACTAATTGCACTTATGAAAGAAAAAATTAATAATACAAATAATCAAGACCAAACTGAAAAAATCAACGAGTTTTTATCTGAACAAAACAAAGCACTAAAAACGTTTGTTTGGCATACTATTCAAAAACAAGGAAGTCTTTCAAAAATAACCAAAGGTAAACAAGATCACGTAAAAAACATAATTGCGAAATTCACAACATGGAACGACCCTAATAATAACACTCGTAATATAAATTTTTATAAAACGCAATTACGCCAACTTATTAAAGTAATTCCATCTATTATTTTAAATTCGCGAAATATAGAGTATGATACAACTGATCCTCGATTAAGACCTAAAGCAACTGTTACTCAACTTGATACAATTTCACAGGGTATTAAAAAATCATATGAGCCATTTTTATCGTTGTTTGATATTCCAATTACAAATCGCGTTCTTCAAAGCATTGAACATCATAATAATCCCCTTTTGATTTTATCGGAAGCAACGCCTGCACAACTATTTTCTCAAAAAACCACAGAAAAATTATATGAATACTATTTTTTAAAATCACTTAATAATTACATTATATTATCACAAACAAGTGAAATGGTTGAAGACACAAATAATCAACCAAGTTTAAAATTAAAAATTTCTAATATGTTAGTTGAAATATTACAAGATATATATGCACATAAAAAAACAATTGATATTACTCATAAGCATATTATGGACCGAGTTTTTAAAAGACGTGAAATTGAGAAAAATGCAATGATTCAAAAAAATAGAAAAAAAACAGTAGATGAAGCAGTACTGTCAAATGAAATATCTCGTATTACTGTAGAAGTTCATGATAAATATCAATTAAGCTTTTTAGACCCATTTGATAATGATAATAATGAGGATGATGATATAACACATGACATTGAGCAGAACGAGAATGACCTAATACATAATGATTATGGTGATTTTGAATAAATTAATTAAAATCAAAATAAGTGGTTTATTAAATATTTATTTGTTTAGTTATTTTAAATAAATAAATTATATGATAAAATTATGCCCCCCTGCTCTTATTTATTTAATATTTTCTCTCGTTCAAATATTTTTAGACCTGGTTAATCAACAACAAACAGTTGCCTTAACAAAAACAGTTGTTGCAATTATTATTACATCTCTTCTTCACTTACTTTGTTTAAATGGTCTTGGTGTGATTTCTTGGATAATTGTATTTATCCCATTTATGCTTATGACTGTTATTGTTGGGCTGTTAATGTATACATTTGGTATTGATAATATTCCGGATGTAAATGAGCTGAAACCTGATACAATTTGTACAAAACATGTTAGTATTGATTCTGAAACAAACAACCTTATTATTTATGCTCCTAACTATGATGAATTTACTCATCCAGTATATTACAGTAAACCAAATATTATTGTCCCAAAAACAAATTTTTAGGAATATATTTTATTTAATAAATAATTATTATATTATATATAATTTCGTTATATTATTATAATTATTACTTTATAATATTACAAATGAATTTACAAATCCATAATATTATGATAAATACCCCTTATTCAAGGGAATTAGCTGAATCTGAATTACTTAAATTTAATAACGACCATTTAAAAGTAATAAATAATTATATCCAAAATAAATCAACTATTAATAACTCGTTAAATAAAACAGAATTGGATAATTTTAATTGCAGTAATATAAATAGGGAAATATTTACACAATGTCGTAAATTAATGGATGATTCGATGATTGGGTATAATAAACGTAAATTAGAAAAAGAAACTACTTCTGATAATAAGATTAAAAATAAAGAAGAAAAAATAACAATTACTATATAAATTTTTTCATTTGTATTAAAAAATAATGAATATAAATTGACATATCAGTTTCTCCCGAATGAATAATATTTTCAACAAAATTTAAAAAAGAAGAAGTTACAACTACAGCATTATTTCGTATAACATAGTTTAAGTACTGTTTAATAATATTTTGTATATCAATATTATAAACAGTACTTGTATTTCTAATATATGTATAAACTCCAACACCTCGCTTAATATAATCCGTTAAAGTATCCCACACATCATCTGTTATAATGCATAGTTGATTTGTATTGTTATTTATTTGTGACTCATTTGACTGAATAAAATTAATCATACTACGAATATCAGATTTATAAAGTGAATAAATTGACATTAAACATTCCCTGGTAATTTGGATATTTTCACTTTTTGTAATTTTTTCCAAAAAATCAATAACGAGTGATGGTGATAATTGATTGAATCGAATCCGAATAAATTCAGTTTGAAGTCCTTCATCAATTTTACTAATATAATTACAAATAAGACAAAAACGAACATTTGGACCAACCGTTTGTATTAAATACTGAAGAGCAACCTGAGCCATTTTAGTTAAGTAATCAACTTCGTCTAAAATAACAAATTTAAGCCCATTCACAAATAATGGTCTTGAATTAACAAATGTATTAATATGCTTTCGAATAATGTCAATTCCTCTCTCATCTGACGCATTAAGATGAATAATTAAATGTTTGTTGATTCCTGTGGTTTTCATTTGATATTCTTTTATTAAATTAATAATAGTAGTTGTTTTTCCTGTGCCTGGGGGGCCATACATTAATAAATTTGGAAAATATTCAGTGTTAATAATATTTTTAAAAAAGTGTCTGTTTATTGGACTAAGCACAATTTCTGAAAATTGAGACGGTCTATATTTTTCAACCCAAACATTATTAACATGTGAATTATTTGTTAATGACATAAAA